TGGCTTAAATCAATTTCTATGTGAATCAAAGTTTGTAGTGAAACAAGAGATTCGAATGAGTATTCATTCAAATAAACAATAAAAAGAAATAGAAACCAATAGAGAAATGAGCAACAGTTGTAGCCTCCTGGCCAAGATTGTTCCCGACAAGATGACGGGCGATGCGATCCATGCCTCGACACATGTCGTTGCCACACTGTATAATCTGCGCATTCTATCGAGATGAAATCATTATGTAAAAATGAAATTGTTCTCGTAGAAATAGATTTTCTAAATCATGGAAGCAGAGTGGGACAACAAAGTGTTTTCTTTATTGCGCCGCTATTTCCAACAGCACGATGTGGCGTACATCCAGAAATGGAGTTACGACCATTTCCTGACTCAGCGATTGCCCAAAATCATCGAAGAAGAACCCCGCATCCAGATCAATTTCCGCAAGAATGAATTCTTCCATGTCGAATTCGGCCAGGTATTTGTAGATCGACCGTATATTGTGGACGAGAAACGGATCATCCAGTACATCATGCCGAGCGAGGCCATGCTGAGGGATCTCACCTACTCGAGTGTGCTCTCCATCAATATCTTTACACGGCATTTTATCGTCGAAGAGGATGGATCGGAGACCCTTGTGGAAGAAAAATCGTACTCCAAGATCCCGTTCGCGCGCATCCCCATGATGGTGGGATGCTCCAAGTGCAATCTGGCGCTTCTGGCCGAAAAGGATCGTGTCGCCAAAGGTCACTGCCCCAACGATCCGGGCGGGTACTTCATCATCAAGGGCAAAGAACGAGTCCTTGTGGCGCAGGAACGGACCAATTACAATATGGTCTATGTCTTTGACAAGAAAATGACCGATCAGAAGCATGTGATGGTGAGTGAGATCCGGAGCATGTCCGAAGAAACGGGGCATTCGGTGCTGATCCAGATGAAAATCTGCGCCTTATCGTTGCGCATCATGGTCCATCTCCCTTTTATCGCGCAGGAGATCCCTCTTGGTTTTGTGTTTGTGGCGTACGGGTGCTCGATTGAGAAGATTGAACAGATCCTGCGCCGGAATTTAAACCTGAACGAGGAGCATCGGGATGCGGATGCGCTGATCCAGGGCGTGCTGAAAGATGCACGGATGATCCGGAATGAGGAGACGGCGATCCAGCATATTGCGCATTACGCGACTCATGTGGTATCGAAGGAGCGACGGCACCTGTATGTGAAACAGATCCTTATGAACGAGGTGTTCCCGCACCTGGGGATCACCAATAATGAGATGCACAAGATCCTGTTCCTGGGCCATATGTGCTCGAAACTCATCATGACGTACATCGGACGGCGACCGATGGACGATCGGGATCATCTCGCGAATAAACGGATCGAGGTGAGCGGGATCCTGGTCGGGGATCTGTTCCGCACGCTGTGGAAACGATTCATACGGACCATCATCCCGCAATTGTCCAAACGATTGGACATCCTGACGATCATTTCGAAATTGAACATCATCACCATGGGCATGAGACACTGTTTCTCGACAGGGAATTGGGGGATCCCCAAATCGAACTATATCCGCGCGGGTGTGTCGCAGGTCCTGAGTCGTCTCTCCTACAATGCGACGCTCTCGCATTTGCGACGGATTGTCATCCCGATCGGGAAAGAGGGGAGGAATACGAAAATCCGCCAGGTCCACCCGACACAGATCGGTTTCATCTGTTCGTCCGAAACGCCCGAGGGGAGTTCCGCGGGCATTGTCAAGAATTTTGCCCTCGCGTCCGAGGTCTCCATGTATTTCAATCCGATTGTCATGCGGATGATTCTCGAGAAGATCCCGGGCATCGAGTTTGATTTTGATTGTTTTCTGTCCCGACCGGTGTGGAACAAGGTGTTTCTGAATGGGAATTGGCTGGCAATGGTGGAGGATATACCCGAGACGATGCGATATCTTGAATATTTCAAGTACGAACAGAAGAGCATCCCTCAGCACGTCTCGTTCAATACGAATGAGAACGAGGTGCACATCTTTTGCGACGAGGGGCGGATGATCCGTCCATTCTTTTTAGTGAAGAAAATGCCCGCTGTGTTTGAGGATTGGGACAGTATGGTGCGCGAGGGCAATATTGTGTGGTTGGATTCGCATGAACTGGAGAATCGTGTGATCGCCATGTTCCCATGGGAGATTACATCCGGGACGGATCTGTGCGAGATCCATCCGTGTCTCATGCTCGGGATCTGCGCCAGCATGATGCCGTTTGCTGATCACACGCAATCCCCTCGCATCTGTTATCATTCGAGCATGGTGAAACAATCGATCGGGATCTACAGCGGGACAAACGAGATCCGTGCGGATACCGTCGCCCACGTCCTCTCCTACCCCGAACGTCCTATCGTGCGGAGCCATGTCGAAAAATGGATGCGATTGGATCAGTTGCCGTGCGGGAACAATGTGGTGGTGGCAATCGCGTGCTACGGCGGGTGGAATCAGGAGGATTCGATCATTCTGAACAAGAGTTCGGTGGATAACGGGCTGTTCCGTTCGTTCACCTACAAGACCATCATGGTCGAAGAAAAGAAAAAAACGTCGTCGCATTTTGAGACGATCGATCTGCCGCCCGTGGATATGCGCATCCGGAGTTTCAATTATTCGAAACTCGGTGCGAACGGCATTGTCCGGAAAGGAGTGTTTGTCGGCAGCGGCGATGTGATTGTCTCCAAAATCTCGATCCGTCAGGTAAAAATGGGGCGCGAGGAGAAGATTGATACCTCGATTGTGATTAAGAACGGCGAGGAAGGGTATGTCGACAAGGTGTTTGTGACGACAACCCCCGAGGGCTACAAGATGGTCAAGATCAAGATCCGATGCCTTAAGATCGCCGAGATCGGGGACAAATTATGTTCGAATTGTGCGCAGAAAGGGACGATCGGGATGATTTTGAATAAAGAGGATATGCCTTTCACGCCGGACGGCATCATCCCCGACATTATCATCAACCCGCTCTGTTTTCCCGCGGATACATGGGTGCAGTGCGGCGATGGTCTGTCGCGGAAGATGGGCGATCTCCTCGATCATCCGATCCGTATCGAGACGTTCTCTATCAGCCGACGACGATTGCTCCATGGCATGAGCATGGGCGGTGAATTCAAAGGCCGGCAGAAACTCGTGCGGCTCCTCCGGGAGGATGGGGGTGTCGTCCGTTGCACGCCCGATCATCGATTCCTCGTCTACGATCAGGGTGCGTTCCGTTGGGAACGAGCGGATGCGCTCTCTCTCATGGAGGATGAATTGGTCATGGGCGCTTACACTCCTCACGACGAGATCCTCCCGGACGAGATATCCGGATGGTCGTTTGTCTGGGACGAGGAGGAGACGCTCTTGATCGGAGACGATCGTCATCGTCTCCTCATGCTGTTCCGTCTGGCCGGGATGTGTTTTCATCACGACGTCACTTCGATCAAGAGAAGGATCGATTGGCGATCCGTCGATCAGGATCTGCGCCGTTGTGGTATGTCTTTCCAGGATTTTTCAAGGATGGATCTGTTTATGACTGTCTGTCAGAAAAACACGCCCCTGGTCGTTGTGCGCGAATTCCTGGCCGGTTATCTGGCGATGCATTCCGATCACGGTCCCGGGCATTGGATCATCCATGGGTACGATCTAGAGATCCTTCATCGTCTGGCGGTCGTGATTGTGCAGCGTTTCGATATCGTCTGCCATTTCGTCGAAAAGGACGATCGGATGTGGCTCAAGATCGAGGATGTGGCCGCGCTCGTCCACCGCATCGGCGTCCGCTACCACAGGCTCCACCGGCTCCGGATGACCGTGATGGCCGCCTACCGGGCACGGATGGATCGTATTGATTTCCAGGAGTATTTGCGCCGGTGCCGTGCCGATGCGTGGTTTTTTCTGGAGGACAACGATGCGCCGCGACAATTGTTCTGGACCTGCCGTCTCCGCGAACGGATCATGGAGGATGCGGTGAAGGATGTGTATTGCATCGGTGTGGAGAAGACGCATTGTTTTCTGGCCGGATCGATGATCGTCGAGAACTGCATCCCGAGTCGGATGACCATCAACCAGCTGATGGAATCGATCGGCGCCAAGTCCGCCGCGATGAACGGTCGTTTCCGTCATGCCACCACGTTCTCCAGCCACAGCGTCGATGTCGTGGATCGTCTCAAGGACGAACTGCACCGCGCCGGCTACGAGAGGAACGGGAACGAGTGCATGATCAACGGCATCACCGGCGAACGCATGGACGCCGACATCTTTGTCGGCATCAACTACTATCACCGGCTGAAGCACCTCGTCAGCGCCAAGATCCACGCCCGCAACCACGGCAAGGTCTCCCAGCTCACCCAACAACCCCTCGAGGGCCGCTCCCGCGATGGCGGTCTCCGGTTTGGCGAGATGGAGAGGGATTGCGGGAGTGGAGAGTTATACATCTCACTGGATTGTGGATTGAGTGTGAAATTAAAGGCGATGGAGCATATTGGATACAATGTGTTCGGGTGGGATGATGGAAAAATGGGGATGATGCCATCGAATAAGATCGGATTCATCAATAAAGGGTTTCGAGAATGTGTTGAGATTATGCTCCAGGATGGAAGAACGATCCGATGCACACCCGATCATCCTTTTTTAACGACCGAAAATACATGGATTCCAGCGAAAGATCTCATGCAGAAACCCTCTCGTGTGCGCGCGAGCCTATGTTTCCCATGCATTGATATTGCCGCAGAACTCGTCGAATGCGACAAATGGTCATTATTTCTTAATGGAATCGATCTGCGGACCGATACTATAGATGAATATTTGCGCACCATGGCTTTCATGCGCGTGTTGGGATGGATTGTCACCGATGGTGGCATCTATCAGGAGCATGAGGATGGTCATCTGAAAGGTCTGATATCATTAGGGCATCAGATGGACGTAAAAAGTTTTTTACGAGATTTACGATATTTTTGTCATGATTCCAAATATAATGATCATGCGTCACGATTCATGAAAACATGTGTTTCTTCGATAAGCGGGAAAGAATGGTCTCATTACAGCATTCTCCTTCCGCATTATTTCACAAAAATCATCAGTCAGATCGACGGCATCACGATCGGTAAGAAAGTATGTCAGGAGGCGTGTATGCCCGCCTTTGTCTTGGCGGACGATTTCCCGCGTCCGCTCCTCCGCGAATTCCTGGGGGCGATGTTCGGCGGAGATGGGCATACGTGTATCCTGAGCATGCATCGTGGAAAAAGAGATGTCCTGACATCGGTGAGTTTTTCAAAATCGAGGACACAACCCTATGTTGCATCTCTGGTCAAGATGATGGAAGATATGAAAAAACTCCTTGCGCGGTGCGGAATCCATAATGTGACGATCCAAAACCTCAAAGAGACCAGCCACTCCAAACAAAAAACGGCGAATCCAAATGACAAGTGCTACCAGTCAACCCTCCACCTAGACATCTCGGAACTCCTCCCGTTCTGGGAGAAGATCGGGTTCCGGCACTGTGTGCATAAATCCCTGCGATTGGAGGCGGGCGCCTCCTATAAACGGCTCCGCGAGACGGTCATCCGACAGCACAATTGGTTGGTGCATCGCGTCGATGAGATTACCAACTTTTCAGAGATCAAGAAACAGTTCCCGAACAGGATTGTCGGGACCAAGAAAGCCATCGGACAGGCCATCCAAGAACTATCCGCGCGCGAGATCCTCATCCATCCCTATGCGATCCCCACGACGCACGACATCACGGATCATCTGATCAAGGGCACGTCGTTCGGGAAATTCACCTCGAAATCGTTCCCCAATGCGGAGGAATTCATGAAAGATATCGGGGCGTATCATTGGTTCATCGATGACAATGCATCATCCCATAATACCTGCTACGCGATCAAGACAGACACGGAAGTGCTCCCCACTATGGACATGACGGTGATGGGCGTCCGCCCCTGCGGTCTCGAAGAGGTCTATGATATCGAGGTAGAAAAGACCAATTCTTTCTTGGCCAACGGTATCGTGGCTCATAACTGCATGATCTCTCACGGCAATTCGCGGTTCCTCCTGGAACGCCTGTTCGACATGTCCGACCCGTTCAAGATCCCGGTCTGCCAGGGATGCGGGAACATGCCCTCCTCGATGACGCAGTGTTCAGTCTGCGAGGGAACGGGCATTGTCACCGTGCCGATGCCGTACGCGTGCAAACTCCTCTTCCAGGAACTCAACGCCATGGGCATCCGCATCAATTTCTTCCCCGAAAACGATTGATTAATCTATCGTCGCGGTGATTGGCAGGCTGCACACACACTCACCCTCGAAATCGTACACGATCATATAGATCCTCCCCATGTACCGGACGGCGTAGATATTACCATTCCCTGTGCCCGGGTCGTACTCATCCTGATTCCAATGTCCAATCTTGAAATAATCCTTTTTCAATCGTTCGAACCGAGCCTGGAGTTGAGAATCATTGTCGTTCTCGTACAACGTCCGCGCGACACGGCCCAGTTCGATCAGGACAGGGATCGGGACGGGTCGGAACGCGGAGATGCAGTCCGCAAAGAGTCGGGTCCGGTGGACGACGCGCGCTTGTTTCTTGACGCGCGTCCGGATCACATTCTTTCTCTCTTTCTTGTGCTTGATCCCGAGCGAAAACGGCGGGAGCGATGGGATCTCGATCGGTGGTGTATCGGATACATGATGTTGATCTGTTTTCGCTTTCACGCGCGCGCGGACATAGGCATCCTGCGCAAGATCGGCGAGTGTCCGTTTCATCTCTTTATGGATAATTATTTTTTGAATCATCTCGGATTCGAAATGATGAGATGTATCCTATAAAAAAATTTCGTTGAAAAAAAAAATATGGACAATATAAATCATGGTTTTTGCGGCATTCTGGAATTATTGGTTTCCACAGATCCAATTATCACGATTGAAACCAAAACAGTTATCGGCACAATCATCGTCAGTAACAGTAGCACAATCAACAAGAAAATCATCGGCACAACCACTACTAGTAGCACAATCAACAGCACCATTATCAGCATATTCACCAGTAGTAGCACAATCAACAAAACAACCAGCGGAACAACCAGCGAAACCACGAATAGCACAACCACCAGTAGTAGCACAACCACCAGTAGTAGCACAACCACCAGTAGTAGCACAACCACTAGTAGCACAAAAAGTAGCACAATCATCGATAGCACAACCAGCAGCAAACGTAGCACAACCACGACCGAATCCGTTCGCAGGAGGAGTACCTACGAGAACATTAAAAAAAATTCAAACCTCGGTACAACCCAAAAAATCCATCTACACCAATGTCCTGGGCGATGCCTTTTTCACGGATCTGAATCGAGCCAATCCCATTATCCGAAAGAGGATGATTCAACAAAAATCTGACCAGATTGCCAATCTCCTCATCGATGATATTGTTGCTCGGAAAACGACGCAACAAATTGCGAGAAAACATCTCAAAGATTCCATCACCGTCCATCGGAAGGATAAATGGATAAAATCGCCCATGGTCCCCGACGAAAAAAAAATACGATTGATCCGACAAAATCTTCAGATGTCTGCGATGGACGATGCGCAATTGGATCGTCTAGAGAAATTCCTGGAGAAATGGAAACAAAAAAATGTCAAGAAATCGGACATTCTCCGTCTGGATCCGAACGACATCTGGGAGAAGGTCGTTCATAATACGGGCGATAATCTCGACACAGCCATTGCGAGCCTGCTCGGCGTCCCCAAACAGGTCCAAGTCCGGCAGGTAGTCAAGATCGATCCGGAATTATCCCTCCTCGCGACGGAACTACGCAAACAATACGCGGAACCGATCAAGAAACTCGTGAATGATTTCCTGCAGTTGGATAAGGATCCGAATCTTGTCGAGACGATTCCCTTTTACTATAGATTTTTGAATCAGAAACTCTATCAGAAACGGGCAAAGACGGTCCTTCAGTTGCCGAGGTACACGAATGAGATCATTACGGCCTATACGACCGGTGGTGCAAAAAACAAAGAAGCCATCATTTCCTTGATTGCACAATTGGAGAAGAAAAATGCATTGATGGGGAAGATCCCCGAAAAAATCAAGGCCCTCAATACCAAAATGTATGCACGTCTGACCGCCAAACGAGACGATCTTCGGGATCGTTTCGGATTTGGTTCGGTCGAAAGCGTCACCCTCGCGGATGTGTTTAATAAGATCCTGCGACTGCTCAATGGACGGTTCAATGATAAGACGATCAAGACCAAAGATCAACTAATCGCTGCCATCCAAAAATTCAAAATCCCCCAGATGTACAATGAGGCCATGCAGGTCTTGCGTTCGACCATCATCGATGCCATGAAAGAACTGTACACAGATATCCAGACATTGAAAGCAAATCCTGCACAAAAACAGCTCTTGGAACTCCTTCTGTTTGGCGGGAATGGACAGACACCACAACAAAGAGTCCAGACACCACCACAACAAATACAGAAACGACGACAAGAATACGAATGGAAACGATTCAGCAATGCTTTTACCGCCAGCACCAAACTTGTTCTACTCCCTCAATTTTCACCGCTGTTTGCGTCATAAGTGTCTTATTCTTTTTTTGGTCCACTAAAAAAGAATTGGTTATCTAATCATCGGATCGCAAAGCCGTTGCGCGCCGGGATGGTGTTGTTCGCCCGTGTGCGCTGGAAAAACAATTCGTTGGTCGCCGGGAACGTCCTCCGGACACCGAGTTTTTCGGTGAGTTCGCATTTTGTAATGTCACCGGCCGGGATCACTCTCGCGGTGGACGTCAGCTGGATGTAAAGATTGTCGCAAAAGACGTTCAGCCCGTCGGCATAGGCGAGTTTCATCGAGAACCCGCCCGTCGTGGAATAGGCATCGCCCGGTTGGAAGATCTCGTCGCTGGTCGGGGTGCGGCCATCGATCGTGGTCGTCCCGTACGAATCATCAAACGACCAGCCCGCAAAAGTCTTCCCAGGAGGGATCACGAATGGTGTGCCGTACCCGCCGATGGTATTCATCTCATCGATGGTCAGCAGGATCCCCGAAAATTCTCCCTGGTTGAAATAGGCGCCCTCATCATTGAAATAATAGACGCCCGCGTACCCGACGGGAACCGACCGTTCGTTCATCGGGCCCAGCAGGAGACGATCTTCTATAGGGGAGGTGCCTGCCGTCGAATGGGGGAGATGTTCCTGGAAACAGAAGCCGTCGCCGGCGCGGATCGGGTATTGTATCTCATCGATCTGGATCACACCGGTGCTGTCCGAGAGGTAGACGAGGTACGTGTTCTCGAACGACCGATGATCCCATGCGAGATCCGTGTGCACCGGCGTATCGCCCCGCACCCATCGGAATGGAACGAGTCTTGCGAGCGGGATGCCGAATGCATCCGATAACTTGTCGTGGATGTCCATTGGCAGTTCGACCATGAACCTGCCGGATCGTTCCCGGGTCACGACAGGGAGATTGTGGATCCGCTGGATCTCCTCTGCGGTAAGGATATCGTGAATGACTCTTGTGTCCGACATCAGATCCTTACTTAAGATCAATATTTTATTTTTCTGTGGGTATTGTGGAATGCAAAGAATAGTTTTCTCCTTTATGAGAAAACAAATGTCGTCATTCCGATTCCGCGAGACCAGGAATCGTCTGCCCAAGTATGTCAAGGAACAATTGTACCCCATGATGCGGGACTGTTTCCCGGAAACGTACCTCTCGGACACGCTGGATGAATTTGTGCAATCGTATTCGGTAACCCCCTACCGTCATTTTTGGATCGAGGATCAGAAAAAAACCATCATCATCTACCTCAAATACAATCTCGCGGAGCACAGTCTCTGGAATGTGTGCACGGACAAACTCTACCGCCGGCAAGGATTTTTGTTCCGACTGCTGGATCATGCGCTCTCGGTGATCCGGGATCGGCCCGTCTATTTGTATGTGCTCACGACCAACACCATCGCACGGAAAGCCTACAAGAAATACGGATTCCGGATCGTGGGACAGCACGAGGATGCGTACAAAATGATGATCGATTGATGGAGAGGCGTCTAAGTCTTTACGAACGGAAAAGAAAGATCAATGGAACTCGTCGTGGATACCCGCGAACAATCATTGTACAATACTCTGCAAGAATCAGACTTTGGCTATCCTGTGCGGCAGGAATGTCTGACGATCGGTGATGTGTGGATCCGGAACGAGGAGGATATACTGTTGCTGATCGAGCGCAAGACCGTGGCGGATCTCTGCGCCTCGCTGAGGGATGGTCGTTACCACGATCAGAGGAGGCGGTGGAAGCAGTTCCAGGAGGAACATCCTCAGGCGTGCGTCTCCCTGTGGATCGAGGGGGATCTGATAAGCGCGCCGGGGATCGACGAGACGTTGCGCGGGAGCCTGATGAACAGTCTTTTCCGGCTCCAGATGCTCCACCGGATCATCGTCCACCATGTCAGGGACCGCCGTTCGTTCGTGACGAGCCTGCGACTGGCGGTACAGAAATTCGAAAAGGACCCTCACCACCTGCTCCACGAGAAGACACAATCCTCGTCGATCCCCCTCGACATGCAGCGGTACAAGAAATCCCACGATGTGGATGCGGGGATGGTCTGGCGCGCCGTGCTCACTCTCATCCCTGGGATTTCGCGAGAGACCGCCGAGAAGATCACCGCCGTCTTCCCCACGCAGACCGAGTTTTTCCATGCCGACCGGGAGACGGCCATGAACCAGCTGGCGACGCTCTTGATCCGTCCGAAACGCCGTCTCGGCCAGAAGGCCGCCGAGAAGATCATGTCCCTGCTCCGCACAAGTGCATAACTTTTTACATCGTACAATGGTAAAAAGTTTTCATGTTCTCGCGTTTCTTTCAGAAACGACCGGTATGTGCAATCTGCCTCTCGAGAATCGCACGATCCGATCTCGTCCTCACCCCGTGCATGCACTCGTTCGACAAGGCGTGCCTGGTGCGCTGGATGAACGAACGACCGACATGCCCGGTCTGCCGTCGGACGATCAAATGCTATCGATGGGCGGGTGCCATGTAACCAACCCAATAATCCCTCATTTAGATGGGTTCAATATGTCTTGGAGGATCTTACGGATGGCGGCTCTTCCCTGCTGGACGCTCACTGTCAGATCCGATCTTATGATTTTTTCTCCCCTTTGTCTTTTGTTTTCCAGACGTGTCTCTTTTGCCCGGATGTTTTTCAGGTACTGTCGGATCTCCGGGTAATGTTGGAGTTGTTTTTGTCGGATGTACTGCCCCAGACGTTGGGCAACTCCTTTTTCATGAACCTCGAATCCTCCTCCGCTATAGAATCTATGTGTTGGATTTGCACGGCCGCGGATGGATCGGCTGTGTTGCGGATCATCGGGGATCGACGACTGTCTCCTCCTGAATGATTTCTTCTCCCCCACGATATCCTTGAAGTCCCGGTACGGATCGATCTTCTGGAACGCCTGTCTTTGATGCGGAGTCCTCTCTCCGCGCCATTGACCCTGTTGTATGATCCGTTGCGCCTGGTCCACGCTCTCATCGGGTGGAAGCTGACTCATGATCAATCGGAATGCATCAAGACGTTTCATACGGAGAGCCAACAGAAGAGGATGAAGGCCATTGGCGGTACGTCGGAACAGATCGTGTGTCGTTGTGGTCTCACGGATCAAGTTCTCGATCCATTCGAGATGATTCATGCGGATGGCCGCGGTCAGCGGGGTGTCCCCATACTGGTTGTACCCACTCTCCTCAGAAAACTGTGTGATGGAGGGTGGTATGATCCGTTGTCGTTGAGAGGGAGGATGATAACCATAACGACGCAGCATGATACGTTCGTTGGGCGGGAATGACTCATAGAGTCGATTATTCGCGCCATATTCGAGGAGCATCTCGACAATATCCCATCGACGTTTCTCTTTGGCTAGATTTATCGGCGTCTGCCCAAAATTATCGGCTCTATTGACATCGGCGCCTCGTTCGAGGAGCGCATGTATCAATTGTGATTCATCTATACCGATACTCCATAATAGAGGTGTTCTCCCCGATGTATCGAATTTGTCGACATCGGCGCCTCGTCGCAAGAGCGCATCGAACATTTCAGGTCTGCCATAAAACATACTATGTATTAAAGGAGTAGATCCATAAATTGGTCTATTCACATCTAGATCGGGTCGTGCGAGGAGTTCTTCGAACGTCGCTTTTTCATTATTTTTGATACTCCTGAATAGATGTTGTGTCGTTGCCATTTTATGGCTCATATAGAAAAAAAAAACCTAAAGATTTAACCGGTGAGGACGTACCCCGACGGTTTTGCGCTGGGGGATGGGATAGCAAACATTTTCTCCAGACGGCCAAAGATGTGCTTTTTCTTGAGGATGGCATAGACGTAGCGCTGTATGTACCGGACGAATTTCTTGTCAATGTACTCCAGGCACGAGATGATGGGGCGGATCTGTAGTGAAGATCGATCCCGGTCGTTGAGGATGCGGGAGATCCGTTTCAGGATCCTCTGTTTCTCGGCGTAGGGGATGACATTCTGTGTGATGGTCGAGATGGTCTCGTTGAACTGCGTAATCTGATCGAGGATGAGGGACAGCGGCGGTTTCGGGCGTTCCAGGAGGTTCAGCAGGATCTCGATCTCGCCCCGCACCTGACCGATCCGCGCCGCGTCCGAACGGAAGATCGGGAACAGCGTCTTCAGGAGATAGATGTCGTGCTTGAAGACGGCGTACAGCCATATCCGTTTGGCCATTTTCATGTTCTTCTCGAGACGGGGGTCAAAGAACTCACGGATGCCCTTCCGGATGCTCTCCTCGTAGACGGGGAGCGGTTGCGTCAGTTCTTCCCAGCGCTTCCCGCCGGAGGGGCGGTAGCGCAGACGGAACCAGTTGGTGACCTCGACGAACCGCCGGTCGATCCATGTCCAGATATCGATCTTGATCACAGACTGGCTCTGGATCGCGTCCGCGAGCGTGTACACGACATTCCCCGGCAATTTTTTCTTCCCGCGCTTGATTTCGCCGAGCGTCCACCGGATCACGCATTTCTTGTGGATCCGGTCCTCCAGATCCATGCGCTGGTAGAGGGTCGGTCGAGAATGAACCAGTCCGATCCATTCTTTTTTTTCGGGTGATGTCAATAATCCTGCGTCATACAGCGCCACAATCCATTCCCGGATCCTGGGCGCATCGTACGGTTGGAGGAACGGGCACGCGTACCGCTCATCCTCCCCCGCCTTGAAATCCGCCAGGTATGTTTTCTTGGCCTTGCGGATCCGGACGGCCATGTCCTGGAACGATCGGAGAATCTTGTCCACGACAACGGTCTTGGAGATGCCCGTGTACGAGCACGTCTCGAAAAGATCGATATCGACCGGGTACTCGTGGATGATGTACCGGTAACTCCCCACTATATCGGGCGGATGCTGTTTGTCCAGCGTGATCAGGTCGATGGCCTCCCGCACGCTGGGAACCAAAGAGGCGTACGTCCGTTCCTCCAGCAAGATATTCCCGATCCGCTCCGTCTTTCCCATCTCTTTATCGTAAAAAAAAAAATCTTTCATCACATCTAAAGATATGCCTCCATCGCGAGATACGAAAAGATCACCCGTGAATGAAATCATCCGTAGGATTCAACAACTTCTGACAAGCTCTGCACCGCTGATACCGTATTTAACACTTTTTATAAACAGAGAATCCACGTTAAAACCAGAAGTACGAATATCGTTTACGAGATTTCTCCTATATTTCAAATTATTAGAAAAGTTAATTGAGGTATTACCTCCATATGAAAAATTATCGAGACAAATTGTTGAGGAACTCGAACAAATTCATGCCTACGGCAGAGCGCATCGACAACAGGTACCGTTCATTGCGGATCACCTCGAATTTCCTAATAAACTGAGTTATCTACTGAGGCTGATCCGGGAAGGTCTGGATAATTATGAAAGGAATATTGGTCAATACCAAATCGATCAATTTTTAATAGGATTCCAATTTTTAACAGAGGAGGACCGGTATAAACGACCTCGAGTACAAGAACATGCACAAGATTCTATCGAAAATATGCTCCGTGCACAACTACAAAAAAGGGAAGATACGGTTTTGAAAGATGCATACGAATATTTTCGGATCATAGGCGATTACCTGTTTGAGCACAGGAATAAATTAGTACCCACTCTATCGACTGTACAACAATATTTTACAGACATGACACGGTTTTTACAGACCCTCCATGAACATCCTATCGTCATTCCCAAATCAGCATATCATAATAGAAGATCTGATCTGTTGAATAAATTGCTGCAAAACAAACGCGGAGGAAAGACCACACGAGAGATGCCTACTACAAAAGATACCACTAAAGATTCACCCGATACGGATATTTGGCAAGAATATAAGGCGACATTGCCTAAAAAACAACGCGCACCGACGACGCAAACCACATCAATCGGTTCACTCCCTGATCGACCACAACAACAGCAAGCACAGCGACGACAACATCAACAGCATGCGCAGATCCAACGACGATACCAACAATTAAAGAGTCTTCATACGAGGATGAGACAATCCGATCTTGTTCAAGAAAAAAGTCATCATTCTCCTCCGATATCATGGAGACATAAATCATTACCCGGTCTTCCGCATGATCAACAATTACGACGACGTAAACAATCCAATTGGGAAATCATCGGCCCCGCATTCGAGAGGATCGCCGATGAACTCTGTGATCAATATGGACAGTATGATCTCGTTGTGATTGTCGATGTACAAAATATATGCAAGGATGAGGAACGATTCGGGAAAACATCCTACCACCAAATCCAAAAAAAACTTGTCGGTGGTGAGTATCGTCAAAAAATCAAAGACTTTTTTTTCGCGGATAATCCTGATGTTCCACCGGAACGGTGCGGTTGGATCTTTGTGACACAGGCGAATCTGGACGAGACAGGGGACGAACAGATCGTTGTGGAAACATATCCTGTGCAGAGCCGCGGAGGCGGCACGGCCGATAGCGGTCATTTGGATGCGGTGATCAAGGTGGCTTGTCATACATTAGAGGATAGATCGAAAAATTGTCACACGGTTGCGCCAAAGAAAAATCCGATGGACGACATGGTGATACTCCATCTATTCCAACGATTCCAAGAAAAAAGGAAACGATATTTCCAATCCATTGATCGACACAGAGCCAAATTAATGCAGCAATTTCAGACTAAATTCTCGCAATTAGAAAATATTCTCCATCACAAAGATACTTTCGATTATGTCGATCTAGCATTTTACAGGAAGATGAAAACCAACATGTTGAAACAGACGTACGACGCATTCCAACGCCAGAGTCACCACGAGCACATACCCGCAGAAGGATTCATTTATAGCCGAGACATGCTACACGATTATCAGAAAATACCGATCGAAACCTGATGTCGACAAATTTTTTCTGAGCAGAAAGAATTTACCGAGATGATTGTATGTAGTCATAAAAATGCAACTCCTGTACACCATCCTGCGGTATATCCCGAGGCACGGCGTCGGTCCGAGAGAACTGCGACGGGCGATTATCATTTTCCATATCGCCAATCGGATGAACGAACGATTGCTTGAGTGCGGCATTGTGATTGTGCGCGTGTCGATCGTTCGCCTGCACCGGTTCATGAATTCACAAAATATTTCTTGATTAGAACAAAAAGAGGATGAGGAGGAAAAAAAATGCGTTCGCCCAGCCACCCGTGTGGGGACCGAGCACCTGGCGGATGCTCCACTGTGTGAGCATGACGTACCCGTCCCGTCCGACGCGCAAGCACAAACACGACATGGAGACATTCCTGAACAGTCTCGGGAACATCCTCCCCTGCCGGCTGTGCGGGAGCAACTACCGGGCGTACCTCAAGGATCATCCCGCGGATCTGCGGAGCCGTGATGCGCTCGTCCGGTGGATGATCGACCTCCACAACGACGTGAACCATCGTCTCCGCAAACCTATCCTTTCTGTCGATGAGGCGCTGGAAAAAATCCATTCGTGCTGTCGCCCATGAAACGGATCTTGGCCGTCGCGCGGGGATTGATTTTGAAATGCTCGAACCGATCGAGGATTTTCTGGATCGACGGGAGGATCGCGCAGACATCCAAACGGTCCATATCGAGCATGCCATTCATGATGTTGACAGAGGCGGTCTGATCCCAGAAATCGATCATGTTCATATGCTCTCGTTCCTCTCGAAACGGCATGGTGCGGAGCAGACGAAGAATGTCCCGATGGATCGCGCCGGAGGACGAGGTCGTCATGCTGTTTTCCAAGAATATATCCAATTTAAAATAGTCCATCATGTAGATCAGATTGACATGATCGTCCGTGCGGGGTGTGGTATAAACTTCTATCCCCAGAAAACACTCGTGCACAGGGAGGATACCGATCTGAGCGTACCGGATGTTGGACATATAGCCCATCTCGTACAAGTCCAGAAGATGGAATGGGCAATAGAGGGCTTGCGCCTGCGAATGCAGGATCAATTCGATCATGGGGGGTGCCGTCCAGTATCGGGCGATCATCGCCAATGTCCTAGCGGACAATGTGTGGATGTAGATAATGTATTTCATCTGTACACGAACCATTTCGAGGATACCATGCATATCCTCATTATTCTGGATCCAATGGAGGAACGGATCGGATTCCTGCATGCGGACAAAAAACAACGAGGATATACTGTGAGGACGATCGAAACGGATCGATGGATTCCCATGGAAACAGATGGATTTGATATCGTAATACAAGTACTGTCCCGTATTGGGGATGTACAATGACAAATGTTGATCGAGTATATCCTGCATCATTGATTATGATCTGAAATGCATCCGTAAACTTCATTTTTTTTTCTTTCGAAAAAGAAATGAAGCGCAAGCTCCCCACGTACCAGGAACTGGTCGGCCTGCTCGCCATCTTTCTGATTGTCATCCTGATTGTGTATTCCAGCATGAATTACATTGTCGAGCAGTATAAAAAAGATGATGGCAAACTGATGGAGATCCGAAATGCGATCCGCCCCCTGAATCCCGATGCGGTCGATAAGGTCATCCTGCTCGAGGATACAAAATCGTACACCATCAACAAGAAAAAAATCTACCTCTGCCTGCGGGACGAGCACGGAGAGTACTACAACGATAACATGCTCATTTTTGTCGCGATCCACGAACTGGCGCACGTCCTCTGCGACGAGATCGGGCACACCGAAAAATTTGAATCCATCTTCCATAATCTGCTCCAGGTGGCCGTCGAACAAAAAATCTACGATCCCAATGTGGAACCCATCCGCGATTACTGCGAGTACTGACTGATCGATCCGGATGGGAAAAACAGCGACAGATATTTGTAGACAGGATGCTGATTGGGCAGCATCGTCATCATCGGCCGGTAGGTTTCTGGATTTGATCGGATCTGAGTGGGGGACGGGATGAGCTGCTGCTGGGCGGAAGGGAGATTGTTCTTCAGGTGCGCGTACATGCGCTCGGCCTCGTCCTTCTCGGTCTGCGGCTGGCGATGATCCTTGAAATTACGGATCTTTTGTTTCAAGCGTTGCCGGAGATCGTTCCGTTTTTTATCCAGGTCCTGGTACTCGAACATCAGGGTGAGCGCATTCCGGATCTTGTCGTGATCAAAACGGAGCACGTTATACGGCTGTTTCGTTCCTCCTTCATAATGGATCGACTTCAGGATCGTATCGGTATGCTCGAGGAAATCGTCTGGATTGATCCATTTCTCGGCGACCATCCGCCGGATCTTGGTCCGTTGTGTCTTGGAGATGATCTGCTGCGGATCAACAATCTGTACCTCCATCGTGTTTATATTGTTCCACGAGGATCATGAAATCGATTTCATTTTTTTTTTGGAAAAACAAATCGGCCAATGATGATACCATCAGCACAAATTCTCATCAATGTCCAAAACGATTGCCCTTGATAAATACTACTTCATCGGAGGTCCATAATGTATCTCGATATGCCGGATACATGACATCGTCATAATGAGGGTATGAATCTCTGGTAAAATCGATATCCTTATATAATCGCAAGAGAGATCCTATATTCCATCCCTTCTGAATGATCTTGTTGGACATTTCGACTTCTTTTGACATGATTGCATCCTGAAATGATGCAGCATAATGTTTTGTACTAAAAATATGGACATCCATCAGGTACCGGAGTGTCTGTCTATCGATCGCAAAGATGTACGATTGTACATGCGGTCTGATGGCGGTATTGATTGTGCTACCAAATAGTTTGATATTGCCTCTGAGACCGTCGATATAAATGTCCGTCCATTGTTTTCCCGGGTGTTCCGATAAAAAAGGTCCCCACACGGAAGAATTGACAAAAACAAAATAATCGTAGTGATTGAGATCGATCTGTTCCAATGCATCACTCCATCCGCCAAAATCATATCCTACATTGGATCTGGAAATGACTCGTACATGATCCGGTACATCCCGAAGGACAATGTCCGGATCATTGATGATGATTACAAAATCCGTATTCTCATCATTGAATATGGCGTGTCTTAAAAAATGATGCACGCGATCATTGTCTTGGTGCAATACATACAAGACCAATGTTCTGTACATACGTCTTCTATATATATAAAAGATTATGGATAAAAATCCGAGAATGAACAAGATCCATATCCAAATCCAATACATACTTTTTTTTATGAGTGGATAAAAAATTTATGATTATTTATCGTTCAATCTCAATCTAGAAGGGAATCTTTTTATAGTAGAAAAAATGTCATGCCAAGACCTTCGGATCTTTTTCATGAGTCATAGTGAATGTATGCGGATGGTAAGAAAGGGATAATTTTTCTTGCTAGATACCCACGGAGTTTTTTTGCGGGGATTGCATCGTAATCTCGTAGAATCGTTTGACAAATAGTAAATAATCCTTATCAAGGGTCGATGGCGATGTGGAACCCGCGAATCGTCACGAAATCATGATTCCCAATCACACAATCTAGATTATGATAGATCATCATGCCCGAATCGATAAATATACCGCCATTCTGATATAAAAAGACGTAGCGAAAAAGATCTGCCTTGTGTGCGCCTTTATGGAAGGAATGGAATTTATCAATCAGATTGGGAAATTCTTCCATCGGATGCTGATGGAGACATTCTTTGTCCGTCATATTGATGTAAGTATATCCGGGAGCATGTCGAAGAAGTGCCTGGATCACTTCATCCGATTCCGATTCTTTGAAGACCTGGAGAAAGATCTTGGGGATGCGATGTGAACCATCTTGTGTGATGGCCAAAGGCAGATATTCTTTCACCAGATGAGGATCTGAAAAAGGAGAACGACCCCTATCAGAATGATTATGATTACGATTGTTAAGGAGATGACGGTGGGAGGAAAAGGAACGACCGAAGGAGCGGGTGGTACTCGGTGAACTCTTCCATCTCGGGGGGCGTCATGGGCCGTATATGATCCGACGACACCGTACCGATCGGTTGGTAGAGGACAATCACCTTGTCGTTCTGCCGGAGCCGGAGCGCCCTGTCCTCAAACAGGAGGTAATGGAGCAGGATGATGAGTCCGGGCGAGAACGAACGATCCGGATCGCGGTACGACCGGTTCCATTGGTGGACGATCGCCGCAAAGATGTCGCGGGCGATCCAGAGATCACGCGGGATGTTGGTGATGGACAGGGCGTGTATGAACTTGAACTGTTTGTACAGGTAATCTTTCATGTCCCGGCACACCTCCCGTTCGAATAGAGGGATATCCTCGAGCGCGCGATCATGACCGTGGTGGCGCAGGATATCGATCAGATTCTTGAGGATGATCAGGATATCGATGGAAGTGCCCTCGTAGATTGGCTCGAATTCTTTGAAAAACCGGGACAGACATTTCTGGAGGATCCCGAGCAGTTCATCCGGATCCGCGGTATCCTCTCCCTCATCGCTCGTGCACCGCAGCGCCTGGTTCTCGTACGAGAGGAGGAACAGGAGGGTCGACGGGGCGATCGATATCTGGTGGAGGAGCAGTTGATCCTCGATGAACTGCCGGTTCCATGTGTTGAAGATCCGACATACCGGGCACCTCCATGTGAGGATCTTCATCTTCCTCAGCATCTTGTGCAATCGATCGAGATCCGGGTAATGAGGACAATAGCGCTTGATCCGGTTGAGGAACGACCGGATGAACGCCTGGAGCGCGTGGCGATAATCCCCGTGCTCCAGGTAGGTGGTGCTGGACGGGAGGTTCTGGAATCCCGGGTAATGGATCCAGAATGGCGATTCGTCCAGGATCCCGGCGGACTCGCCCTGCATCTCAAAGACATGATAGCGCACCGTCTCCCGGAATCGATGATCGACCACCAGCCGGACATCGTCCACCGATAGGGGGAACCGGTGTGCCGCATAGAATTCTTCGCTGATCTCGCCCTTCCAGAAATAGACCATCAACTGCCAGAAGATGGACTGCATCCAGTCGGGAGAAGGTATTTTCATGGCCTCTGACCATGATATCGTCTCTTGGTTCATCTACTTCTCTTGTACTATTTAACGAGTCGTCTTAGATAATTTTTCGATCCTATAGATTGTGTCAAACAATGTTCGTTTCCATTCTTGGTCTATCTCATGGCGTGTAAGGTATAAAATGTGCAGCAATCGATGATCCTCAAAAAATCCATCGTCCGGGACATATTTTTGGAGAATCAGATGTACGAGGATCCTTTGCTCCTGTTCGGATAGATCCTCCGGGATGCCATTGATCTCGTGGGCGATACAATGACTGATGTACTCTTCCTGGATCTGGTTGATGGTTTGTGAGGCTGTGGATGACACAAACTGTGCGGACGAACCCATGTACCTACGGATGGATCGTAGGAGTTTTTGGTCTGTTCGTCGGGTCAACAGATTGTCAATGAATCGATGGATGATAAAATCCAGGTATTGATTGGGACGTTCCCGTACACGGAGATCTGCGAGCTGCCGTAGGATGTGCTGCAATCGGTAATCTTTCATGATTCGGATTTCGTCCGGTATGTGTCCTCGCATCAGATTCGTGTATGTCCCGATCCAGGCATCTTTTTGTGGTATCGTAAATGGGAGATGTTCGAGCAACGCCGTGAATGAGGTCACAAGATGTTGGGGTGCAATGTCTTTTTTTAGTGTGGGGAGCGAAGTTTCCGAGGACAAGAGATGGAATAATGGTTCTTCGATGGCATGATCTAATACATGCGTCGCCGGTAGGCTCGTTTGTATCCGACGTCGCTGCTGAAAAATCTCCTGCGCCAGTTCGTGGAATAATCTTTCTTTCTGCGCATCGCCTTTTTTCTTGACATTCTTCTGGATGGCATCCCGGATAAAATGTGTCGTCGAGGACGCCGGTCCGTCGTATATATTTTTTCTGCCCAGGATATGTTTCCGGAACGAATGCCTCGACGCATCTCTCTGTTTCACGAGCCGATTCTTGATTCGTTGTGTCTGTGCCGCCGATAAGCCCGTCTGCTGGATATGTTGGTAGACAAATCGATTGAATCGATCCAATAATCGTTCATCGCCGAATTTCCGGAGGAAAACTCGCACCGAGTACAATAATGCGAATGATTGTTTGTCGGGAATGATCTGCGCAAACAATTCTTGTGCGGGCGCATTGGGATGCGCTTCGTACCTCGATATGATTGTGCGCACTTTTTTCTCGAGGTTCCTGATATCCATCAGGGCTTGTCTGTAATCGGGATGCTCCACAAAAAATGGATCACCGAGTTGTTGGGTGGCGATAGAAGGGGTGAAAAAAGGAACTGGGATGACAGTGGCAGTCGCCACTTGTTGTCCTCTGTAGAGAGGACTGGGCACCACAACAGGATTGCGTTGGGTAACTATTGGTTGTGTTATCTGTTTTTTGCCGGAAACCCTATGATGTTGCGTGGGAGTCGCCACTCGTTGTCCTCTGCCGAAAGGACTGGGCACCACGACAGAATGGCGTTGGGTAACTATTGGCTGTGTCATCTGTTTTTTGCCGGAAACCCTATGTTGCGCTGCAGGAGGAATCACCGGATACAATGTTCGTTTTTTTTTTATAGCGCCTTGCATTTCATGAAAAGATGGATGTCTCAGCATCGCAAATCTATTTTCATCAGAAATAGGCAGATCTTGTGGTGGCAATGGTTGGGTTCGTATTTGTTTTGTTCCATCACTCCGACCCTGCGTCTCCTCTCTTCCTGCTACCTCTCGCGCTCCTGGCTCTTTCGCGCTTTGTACTACTACATATCGCAATGCATCTTCCTGCCAATCATCAACACGGTACTGCGGGGATTTTGATGCAGTCTGAGTACGCTGTTCCTTTTTGGGGCCTGTTTTTTTGGGTCGTATCGCGGTCGCCATTTAGTTTCCAAAATTTTTTTTGGGGTGATTTATTTTTCAGTCAATATCACACGATCGAATAGGTATCTGTAGTCAGGTTTCAATTTCCCGAATATGTTTAGATTTCTGGATCCAAAAATGACCGCGCCCAGAATATTTTCGCAGGATAGAACGTACTATGATTTGTTGAAGATCTTCCGGAAGCGTATTGGGTATATGTGGGGCGCTCTGAGCATATAGTGTATACAATCGTTTCGATAATGTTTGTAAATTCATCTGTGGTGGTTCCTGATAAAAGGATGATTTATAATCAAATGGTGGTGGTTTTATCTGTGCTGATTGAGATTTCCTTTGCAGATTTGATGGTGCGGCTGCATCCTATCGTTCCGGACGAGATCGGGTTGTCATTTATTAGGACATTTTTGTCTGAATTCATTCTCATTCACGAAAATTCGTGGACATCTCGTTAACAGCATAGCATACAATTAAGAAAGACATGGCGCAGACGCAAAGGAATCATCGTGACGGTAACGATAATGAAGATATCCGGATCGCCCGGTTGCGAGGCACGATCCCGATCGAATGCGGGTACGGACGACGGACCGCCGAGGCCTTCCGATCCTTGTTGGGGGCGGGACTCGTGACGACACTGGGCGCGTACAATGGGCAGCAGGCCATCCAGTATGTCAAGGCCGGCCTATCGACCGTCTATGTGAGCGGATGGCAGGTCGCCGCGGCGCACAACACGGCGCGCGAGATCTACCCGGATCAGAGCCTGTACCCGGTGGACAGCATGCCGGCGGTGATCGAGGAGATGGTCCGTGCCCTGCGCCGGGCCGATCAGATCCAGAGTCTTGAAGGCGGGAATGTGAAATACGAGGTGCCGCTGATCGCGGACGGGGAGGCGGGATTCGGCGGGCCGTTGCACGCGTACGAACTGACGCGACGGCTGATCGAGGCGGGCGCCGCCGCCGTCCATTTCGAGGATCAGAGTCCCGCCGCGAAAAAATGCGGGCACCTTGGAGGGAAGGTGCTGATCCCGACATCGCAGATGATCCGTATCCTGCGCGCGGCCCGGCTGGCCTCGAAGGTGTTGTCCACGAATACCGTCGTGATTGCGCGCACAGACGCCGAATCGGCCTCGTTCATCGCCTCGGACATCGATCCCAACGACAAACAATACATCGATACCTCGCTCGCACGGACATCGGAGGGGTACTTCCACCACCGCGCGAGCCTCGAGGCGAGCATCCATCGCGCACTCGCGTACGCGCCGCACGCGGACATCCTGTGGTTCGAGACGTCTCGACCCTCCCTCGAGGAGGCGGCACGGTTCGCTCGCGCGATCCACGCCCAGTACCCCAAGAAATGGCTGGCGTACAACTGCAGCCCTAGTTTCCGGTGGGCCTCCAACTTGTCCGGGAATGAGGCGCTCCGCACCTTCCAGCAGGATCTGTACAAATTGGGCTATGTGTTCCAATTTGTCACGCTGGGGGCGTACCACTCGACGAACCTGGCCTCATTCCGGCTCGCGTCGGAGTACAAGAAGGAAGGGATGCTCGCGTACTCGAAACTCCAGGAACTGGAATTGTCGGTGTCGCCGGCGTACACGGGGGCGCGCCACCAGACCGAGGCGGGTGTCACCTATTTCGACGCGATCGGACAACTCCTGGGCGAGACGACCAACGCCTTTGGCGGATCTACCGAACAATCCCAATTCTAACATTATTTTCCGTAAAAAAAATGGCGGATAAGAAATGACTAATGATACGAAACGAAAAAGTGCGGCGGACAGTAAAAAAACGACTATTCTTCCCGATATCCCCATGCAGGCATTCCTCACCACATTCCTCGACACCCGAGAAAAGGACAATACGGCAAGATGTCAAAACCAGCCCATCAATTAACCAAAGAAGATCTTAGAAAAGATAAACTCGATCGGTTTGTACTGTCGCTCTACGAATGGTTCCATCAGTCCGGACAGCCCGATACATTAGTCTATCGATTCGAGAAGAAATCATCGCTCCTTCATTGTTATCTGGTCAAATCCGATCCGGAGCATTACAGAGCCGAATTCCGGTACGTCGACAGGACCGATTGGCGATCTGAAACCCTCTCGAAAGAAATGATTGTTTCTAGGATCGATCCTCTTTTGTTTACCATTCTGAAAACCATGGCGCTCATCTATCAGCATTATCAGGGAAAGTTACATTACACCTCCAATCCTTTCCTACTGAAAAAAAATCGATTATCCGCACAAGATAAGACACGCCTGCAGGCCATTTATACATCCAAACAATGTGACATACCCCAATTCCTGTAATACCATTTTTCAACATACTTCTCACTGTTGAAAACATCGATCTTAACGTTTGTCCATCCGCACAATCGCAGAGAACGTCTTGGGACGATGATGGCGCAGATATTCGAAATGCCTCTGCGTCTCTCGGATCGCCCGATGGATCGAGGCCTCCTCGCCCCAGATCTCGATCTTCATCTTGTCCTTGAGGTAGAAGATGTAGACGGCGCCGGACTTTTCGGTGATGGTCTTGAAGTGGAGGCCGTCTTTCCCGATCATCCTTCCGATCTGCGACTTGAACTCCATCGGAACGTCGATCTGGACCGACTGGATGAGCGGGTGGAGGGACGGTGGAGAGTAAATGCCCTTGACGGGCTCGTACCGGATCCACCATGATCCCTCCGTCCATTCCCAGAAATAGCCGACATGGGAGGGGATGACGCACGTAAACCCTGTCATGACTGCAGAAGCACGCAAATGCATGAGCACCACTATCAATCATAAAGACGAGGATCTGGAGAGATGGAATCAGTTTTTGGCTGGAAGACCATTATTTTTTCGTTTCTTGAGCATCGTCCCGCTCGCGGTAAAAATAAAAAATTGGTGCATCTCTTGCACCTCGATGGTCACGCCTACAATGAGATCCGCGCCTTGCTTGCGAGCCTTCTCCGAGAGGTAGGCATAGGCTTCCTCCCTCGCATCCAAAAAGACTTTCTCGAGGAGATTGGATTTGCCGCCAAAGAGCGCGCCAAGATGGGCACCGAAGCCACGGAACGCGGACACGGCATGGACCGTGATGGACGTGGCGATCCCGAGGATGTCGTACTTGTTGGTATCGTAGACCCATGTGGTCGCCATGGGGATTTTCGACTTGCTCTGCTGTCTCGACATTTTCTCAAGAGCGATATTATTTTTTTTTTTTTTATGTCAACCACGCGACGAGGATGATGCCGTTGGCGCCGTTGCCACCATTCGTCTGTCCTCCGCCACCACCACCACCGGATCCGGTGTTTGCGGCACCGTCCGTGCCCGCCACTTTGGTGCCGCCGTTGCCCCACCCACCATTCCCGCCGATACCAGAACCTCCGATACCGGTTGTATTATTCGTGCCACCATTATTACCTCCACCGCCGCCCGCCGCGTATTTTCCATTATTGACGGTCCATGTAAAGCAGATGCCACCGGCGCCCGCGCTGTTCGAATTGGCGGCATTGTTCCCGGCACCGCCCGCGCCGCCACCACCGCCCGCCGCGTACGCCGTCGTATTCGTCCCATTTCCTCCCGCATAACCGGTCGGTGTGGAATTGGACTTCCCTCCCTGCGATGGCGAATAACCGCTCGGCAGCGTCTGACTCCCGGCGTACGATGAACCACCGCCGCCATTGCCTCCCTCCAGACCGCAACCCTGACGATTGCTGATCCCCGATGTGATGTCGCGCGAGGATCCTAATCCACCGCCGATGGCCGTGATGGTCGTTAATCCACTCCCAGAAATAGATGAATTGTTGCCATTCGATCCATTTGTGACAGAAACACCATTGGATCCGGAACCGCCCGTACCGACCGTCATTGTGTAGGTGGTCCCGAGCGTATAAGATAATGTCGAACTGATGACCTGACCGCCACCACCGCCTCCGCCACCGCCTTCACCACCTCCACCACCGCCTCCCACGACAAGAATGTTGACTGTTTTATTCCCAGAATTCACCTTGAATGTCCCTGTCGTCGAAATATAGGATACAATGGTATATGAACCCGATGTTGATACCGATCCGCCCGTCTGTGTATAACTGAATGCCGGTGCTGCGGTTTGCGTCTGAATCAATGAATTTGTCGAATTTATTCTACACCAAGACATGATTTTCTCTGTAAATACAAGAGAAAATTAAAATTCCAATCTTTTTCTAATAGAAACCAGTGACGGATGATAATGCATGCGCGGGTGTTGTGCTTGAACTCGTAAATATCAAAATAAATGTCTGCACAACCACAGATGCGGAACTTATGCTGATATTGGAGGATCCATTCCCAAAAAGAATAGAAATCGATGTTGTATTCCACGTTAAGGAGTTGACATATTGTTTGTTAGTCGATGTATTGATAATGACACTGAAATCATAAGTCTGATATGTATTTGTGGTTGGTATATTCTGGATGGTCAGCGCGATATTCGCTGCCGAAGAGGGCGTGATGTAGAAGATATTTCCCGTCGTCCATGATACCGTGACAGCATTCGATGTGACTGTCGCGGTCTGTATCGTTTCAGAGATCTGATTCAATTTTGTCGATCCGCTGACAATGAGTGATGGTGAACTAGTCGACCCGATGCTCAGCGTCTTATTGGTCTTATCAAATGTGAATGTGCTATCGCCCGCGAGCGCACCCGAATCATTGAATTGTACTTGTGTCGATGATCCGCCAATGCTTATCGTACCTGTAGGTCCTGTCGTTCCTTGTGCTCCGGTAGGTCCGATGGATCCGCTCGGTCCTGTTGCTCCTGTCCGCCCCGTCGGACCAGTCGGTCCGGTGGCTCCTTGTGATCCGGATGTTCCGGTCGGTCCGGTGGCTCCTTGTGCTCCTGATGTTCCGGTCGCTCCGGTGGCTCCTTGTGATCCGGATGTTCCGGTCGCTCCGGTGGCTCCTTGTGCTCCGGATGTTCCGGTGGGTCCGGTGGCTCCTTGTGCTCCTGATGTTCCGGTGGCTCCGGTGGCTCCTTGTGATCCGGATGTTCCGGTGGCTCCGGTGGCTCCTTGTGATCCGGATGTTCCGGTCGGTCCGGTGGCTCCTTGTGATCCGGATGTTCCGGTGGCTCCGGTGGCTCCTTGTGATCCGGATGTTCCGGTGGCTCCGGTGGCTCCTTGTGATCCGGATGTTCCGGTCGGTCCGGTGGCT